CCTGCTAAAAAATTTCTTTTGAAATTAGCCATATTACTTAATTATCTTATCCATACCTCTTAAATTCATTAAGAGTCTACCCGGATGAATGTTACTGATTCTTATTTTTGCATTTCTTAATAACGCTGCTCTTTTTTTACGACAACGATTAATAACATATTCTTGAACGTTAAATTTAGAACTTAATATTTCATATTCAATAGCAGCATATACATAAGCTTCAAATAATTTATTAACAGTTATTAAAGAGTTATCTCCATTTTCCATACCATCAGATATGTATTCAAGAATGCAAAGTTCTCCTGCCATACTTGAATCAAAGTTTATAACTCCTGTTTTTTTGTCAATTTTAAATGTAGGATTAAAGTTTGCAGTTTCAGTGTTTAACCCAAAAGCTTTGCCAACTCCATAATCAAAATACCACATATCATTTACACACCAACCTTCTTGACCGTGAAATTGATTGCCTTGATTTAAGTAAATACTTTTTTTAGTTTTTGTCAATCTATCGTAGTCAATGTCAGAATATTGAGGTCTGAGTACATTGCCATTTTGGTCAAATAAAATATTGCCTTGTTGGTCCTGAAGGTATGCGTTAGAAGATAAAATTTGAATATTTTCAGTTAATGGTCTTAACCAACCATCTTTGTATAAAGAAATACGAACCCAATTAACATAGTCCGATGGAAGCACATATCTTAGCGAATCTGCCACACTTAACTCCAATACCTTAATTTCCTTAAACGCATCATAATTAAGCTCTTGTATAGCTCGTTTTGCGTGAAATATTATCTTATACCTTTCCTCATTATTTACTAATGAATGGTTTCCTGAATACATCAATAAAAAATTATTGACTATATCATTTAAGCTAACATATTGGTAAGAGCCCCAATTTTCATCTTGAGGTGTGTTGCTATTATTTTCGTAATATTCGTATTGCGATATATATGCCATTTGTTATTGTTTTTATTGTTGAACACTAAATGTAGGCTGTTCGTGTGCTTGTTGTGTCATACCAAAGTTAGTAACATCCATTTCACGAATTGAAATACCACAATACTCAAGAATTTTTGTTGTCAATTTATAAGCATCTTCATTAGGTAATTCAAAATCTTGATAATCAATTTGCGATTGGTCAAACGCAGGTTCCCCACTAGTCAATGTTATATATGTCCATTTTGGAGTTTTAGGGAATCTAAAATAAACAGAACTTACTTGATATGGAAATCTTATTGTACTTGGGTATAATTCAAGTTTATCTCCTTGATAAGTATAAGAAGGATACTCATTTGAAGGAGATGTAAGAGGAGATGCATTAAGCATAGTTATTTTTCCAAGACTTACTTTATCAGCCTCAGTTAAACTTGATACTTTAAATATAGCATATCCATTATTTGTAGCTCCTCCTGTAGGGAATATATCTGAAGATAATATTATTTGAGTAGGAGATAATAAAGAAACATAAGTACTTGAAAGATTTGTAGTAGTATTTACCACAATATCTCCCGGAACTAATCCATAATCAGCAAAGTCTTTTGTGATGTCGATAAGTGAATTTGTAGCTTCTCCACCACTCTGAGTTCCTGAAACTAAAACCACAGGGTAACAAAGAACTTTTAATAAATAATATGACTCATCTCCGGTAGTAGTTAACGATGGAACATAGTATTTATTGTTTAGAAAATTAGTTAAGTTTTTTGTAACTAAAAAAACCTCTAATGTTTCAGCTATGGGAGATTCAATATCAGCATAATCAGTACCTGATGTGCGTACATTTTCAGCATTTATGGTTTTATTATAACTACTAAAGTACTCTTCCCATATCTCCATTTGTGCATTTGCAGCAAACAAATTGAAGTCTGATGGAGAGATATATCCGTAATTGTTTTTATTCAATACGGATAACACTGTATTTCTAACTTCGTTTATCATTTTAAATCTTTTTTACAAATATACATAAAAAAAGCACAGAATTAATTCTGTGCTAATTTTCGACCAAGGACACCTCAATCCATTTATTCTATTGTGGTAAGTTTGCTTCTAACATTTTAAGAGAATCAATACCATCATCGCTTGATAAGAAAGATGCTGCTATATCATAAGGACTTTCTCCGTATGGTACAGACACCATTTTCTTTTTATTTGTTGGTGTATTAAACCAAATTTCTTTATCGCCATTTCGTAATCCTAATAATTTTTCTTCAAAGAATAAACGTATTTTAGCTTGGAATTGTAGCTCAGGGTCATTCAATGTAGTTAAAAATCCTTTTGGGTCATTTTTAGCAAATACTAATATGTCTCGTTTTAATTCTGCTGTAGAAATAGTTGAAGGGTCTTTCCCAAACATTACTCTTGTAAGTGTTTCTATTTCGTCTAAAGATAATTTTCTTGCCTCAACTAATGCATCTATTTCAAGGTCTAAATCTTGTACTTCAGCAACTGCGTCTTTCTCTTCGTCTACCTCAGTAAAAACAATCCCATTTAAAGGATGATAGTGTAGAAAAGCTTGAAGGACAGGGTTTGTTCTTGGAACGCTTAAAAAGCCATCCTCAAACATAATTGGCTCAACGATTGAGTTTCCATCTTGTTCATCCTCAAAAGGAGACTTTTGATTTACTGCATATCTAAGAGCACGGTTTTCATTCTTTTTTTCATCATACCACATTAAAGGGAATCGTGGATGATTTCTTGATGCTAAACTATAAGAAAGTGGATTTCCTATTGTTAATTTGTAAACTTTGTTTACTGAAACTATTGTTGCCATTTTTATTTAAAATTTAATTTAATTTGATTTTTTAAAAAAAAGGATGCGGTGATTATCACCGCACCCATTTTATTATATATTATCCAAAACGGAATAATACGAAATTGTTTGCACCTAAAGTACATACACATCTTTCAGATAAGAAGTTAACCTCCATTGCATCTAAATCAGATGTTTGAGCACCACCTGCAGAACCTGTAATCCACGTTTTGTATCTACGGTCTTCAGCTTCTGAAGCACGGTATCTTACGTGTAAGAAAGGTCTCTTAGCATTTTTACCCATAATTTGGTCATACACTGAAGTAGAACCTGCAGGAACCATAAGACCTGTGATTGTACCTGTTGCTGTAGCAATAGTACTATTTAATCCACCTCTCATAGTTGGGTCGTTTAGGTATTTCCAATCAGACTTGTAGAAATCATAACCTCTACGGAATCCTGTGAAACCTAAGTTTAACGCCATATCAACATCATTGTCGAATAAACCGTAAGATGCAGCTCCTGCAGCATTTACTCCGTTATATCCATTCAATGTAGCCAACATATTGTCAATATCGAAAGATAATCCACGGTTAACAAAAACCACGTTTTCTTCGATAGCACCTTGTTTGTCTAAACGAGAAACAATAGAATCCCAATCAGTTAAGGTAGTTGGCGTACCACCACCCCATACATTTCCTCTGTTGTTTACAACATAGAAAATACCTTGAGAACCAATAAAACCTGCTGTAGCAGCACCTGAACCTGAAATAGCCGGTACAGCTTCAATCATTGCAGTTTCGATGTAATCTTCAAAACGTAAACGAGTTTCGTGCTCTGATTTCAAATACCACAAGTAACCTGTAGCACCGTTCTCAGTAGTAACTTCAACCCATCCAATTTGAGCCATATCAGAACCATTAACCGCATATTTATCTTTTAAGATAATAGGGTTGTTAGTGTAGATATCATCTTCTGCTTCTAAAGAACCAACCATTCCGTTAGTTCCTTTTTTAAATTCAGAACCGTAAATAAATACAGTACAGGCAGTAGACACAGCAAAAGCTTGTCCTGTAGCCTCATAATAAGCTACTGTAAAAGTAGTTGCAGTAGGAACTGCAGTTACGATTGCTTTATTGAAAACACCTGAAGTGTTGTTCTGAATCATAACAGTTTGACCAACTCTAATAGCAATGTAAGTAACGCCTGTGTCAGCTACTGTAAAAGTTGCTGTATTAGCATTAATTGCTGCTGCTGAAGTACAACTTGTGTACTTAATGTGAAGACGACCTTGTTCTGCCCATTTAATTTGGTCAGAATTAGAAGGCATCTCTGCACCTACCATTCTTAAGAATGATGCGATGGTTCTATTACCATAACGCTCAAATTCTTTTTCATAAGTATCAGGAAGATACTGATTCAAAAAGTTGAAGTTGGTAATATAGTTTGTCGATAACGCTACTTGCTCCGCTGCCGGTTGTAATGCAAAAGTAGGCGTAGATAATAATGAACCTGCCATTTTGATTAATTTTTAAAATTTATATTCGTTTGATACTGCGGATTTTTAAACTTTTTCCGGAATCAGGATTAACCGCTTTCACCTGTATTCCATCCGTTGATTTTGTAATTTCAGGAGCTCTGTTTTCAGACATTTGAATGTTTTTAATGCCCTTCATTGTTCCATCAATTGCATCAGCTTGACCTTGTTCATAAAAGAACTTTGCAAACTTCTCGGGATTCATAGCAACTGCTAATGACTTATGATAACCTACAGCGTTCTTAATTAAACCTTGCTCATCTAAAAACTTATTTATAAAGTTTGCAGGTGTAGCTTGTGCTTTTTTAAGTTCATTGGCATCTCCGGGATTGAAAGTGATTTTTTTATCATTAACATTGAACTCAAAACCTTTGAACTCTCCATTAAATATTTCATCAGTTTTTTGATTAAACCAATTTCTCTTTCTTTCATTCTCTTCTTCAATAGTCTTCGATTGCTTAGTATATTGCTTATAGCTTTCGTAAATTTCTTTTTCCTCATCAGGAACAAATGCCGCACTTGACTCAAGTGGCACTTTGTACTGTTCTTTTTGATTGTTAAAAAATTTCCTTGCTTCAGCAACAGCTTTTTTTCTTGAAATCTTAACTCTTTTAATATGTGATTCATCATCAATATCTTCATCATATCGATAATCATCCATTAAAGAATCAATATCATCATCATCAAGTCCTTCTTGAGTTAATGATAAATAATTTTTAAGTAAACTTTCAGAGTCCATTGAGTCAAAATCTTTTTTAAGATTTAAAAAATCCTCAAAACCTCTTCCTGTTTCCTTTTTATATTTCATATAAGCAGCAACATCTTCAGGCAAAGCTTCAGCTTCTTGTCTTTCAGCTGTTAACTCGTCAAGAGAATTTATCTGCTTATTATATCTTTTTCCAATATATGAAAGAACTTGTTCTTCGCTTAATTCATCATCAACTACAGGGACTTCAACTACAGGAGTTTCAACTACAGGAGTTTCAACTATAGGGTCTTCTTGTCCGGATATTCTTACATTTTCAAATTGCTGTTCGTGCTTTTCTAGTAATTCTTGTTCTACTTGAGCAACACCTTTCTCTTCTGTACCGTCTAATAATCTAACTTTCATTTCCATTTGATTTAATTTAATTTTTTACAAATCTATACAAAATATTTGACATTTTTAACGTGGCTCAAATTCTCCTAAATCAAAACCATCTAAGCTATCTTCATTTGATTCAAAATTTAATGGAGGTAAGTTATTTTTACGTTGGTCTATTAGTTTAGAGTTTTGAGTATTTTGAATACTAATACGTTTATCTTTAGCATCTTCTTTCATTTTATCTCTTTCAGATATTTTTCCAATCTCCATATTATTTAATTCTAAATTGTAATTAAACTCTTCAGCCATTAAATGAGATTTTAACTCAGCCTCAACCTGCATAATCTTAATGGTATACTCAGTCTCCATTTGTTTCATCTGCATCTTCATCTGTAATTGACCTTGCATATTCTGCATAGATGTTTGTGCGGCCATTTGTTGAGATTGCAATTGTTGCTGTGCAATCATTGCTTGTTTTTGCATTTGCATTTGCTCCTCACGTTCTTGTTTTTTGATACGTTTCATTTTAAGCAATTGATTAGCAAGTTTCAAATTTCTAAGTTCACGTATATCAATAGCGTCTTCAAGGTTAATATCTCCTTTAGATAATGCCATTTGAACATTAGCCTCAAGCTGTGCTTTTTGCTCTTCATCAGGAGCAACTTCAATAAAAATACCAAAATCATAAATATAAAGGTCCGCTATATCATTCAAAATAGATACATTATATCTACCAATTTGATTAATAAACTCATCTTTAAAATCAGAATATTCTAAAATATCCGCAATTCTATAAGTTAATGCTTCAGCCATTGAGCGATAAATAAACAACCCTCCATCAAGTATGTGTCGAGTAGCTGTATTTGAATTTAACGCAGCTAATTTTTGCAATCCAACTAATGAATTAGGGTCAGGAGTCGAACCATCTCTTGCTTCATTAAGACCTGTTACGGTTCTAATCATATCCATATAATGATTATAATTAGTAATAAGCATTTGAGTCTTTCCTGTTCCGTTATTAGAGTTTAATTGAGTAATAGGAATCTTTGCGTTATTGAAATCTCCATCTTGAGTAAAACTTCTACCAACAACAGAACCTGTTTGAAAATATAATCTAAGTGCATCCTCAGGATTATATGCTGCTCCATTACCTAAATCAACCTCATTAAGGCCATCAGCGTCAATAAACACACCATCAGGCACAACACGGTTAATTACTTGTTGTAATTTTAAATGCGTAATTTGAATAAGGTCGGCAAAAGGTATCATTCTACGAACTAAAGATTCTATAGCTCCCTTGTACATACGTGGTGCAGATGCGATATAATTAGGCAATGCGTGTTGAGAAGCTGACTTTGGTCTAACCATATTCTCAGATAATTTCCATTGTAATAAGATATTAGTTCCCATAACCATAATACCTTCATACCATACATCAATAGTTTTTTCTATCTTCTCAAAATTATTTTCCTCCATCATTTCAATTGGTGGATTAAAAGTATCATCTTTAGGAATTATACGAGAACCTCCATTATCAAGTATTTTTTTCTTATAAACTATTTTCTTAGTTGTTTTATAATTGAAATACATTAATGTGCAAGTATCACGAGAGAATACACTATTCTCATAAAATTGAGCTACATTAAAATAATCATACCAACCTTGACTATATTGTGTTATTTCTTGCAAATCATCCTTGGTTAAACTTTGGTCAATTTTCATCAACTCACTTATTGGAAGAGTTTTAATTTCTCCCCAATAAAAACAATCTCTAAAATAAGGGTCTTCAGTATAACTGTAAACAACATTCGCAGGGTCAACATAAGATATTTTAACTCCTGAGCCTTGAAGAAACTCGTGCTTAGCTATTGATATTCCAAGAACTGTGGCATCATAATCAAGTCGTTTACGAATTTCATCATAATGATTTTCATCAAACATTGTATTTATAGCTTCTTCTTCTGCAATTTCAATAGCAGGTTTATAGTGAAGTTGCATAAATAATGAAAGTTCTTCGTCTGTTTCAGGGAGTTTATCGGGGTCTATTGTAAACGCATCAAATCCTGTGCTTTCTTTTATTTGATTTAAAATAGGTTTAGCAATCATTTGACCTTCAATTATATCTTGATACTTACTCCTATTTGATTGAGACATAGCATCTTGTGCATATACCTTAACCTTGAACAGTCTATTAGACATTCCATTGACAACAATATCAACAAATTTTGGTATGATAGGAACAGGGGTCCAATCTAAATTAAGATAAGATAAATCACCATCAATAGCTAATTCATTCTTGTATTTGCCTACAGACTGCTTTCCTCTTGCATATAATCTTAACCTATGAAACTCTCTCCATTGGTCATAATATCTACAATTACTTCCGTCTTTTCTAAACCACTCATACTGAATAGCTTGACCAACTTGCAACCCAAATTTTTCGGATGCTTTATCCGCATCAGTAGCTAACTGACTTGGGAATGCTGACGATGTAATATCTATTGTTACGTTTTTCATCTTAATAATTGACTTGTTGAACCTTCATTTGAATACCTTGCGAAGTTAATACTTATTTTTGAATCTTTTTTTTCAGGAACATATAAGTGTTTTTGATTAGCCATAATAGCTAATCCTGAACTAATAGAGGCATCAAACTTAGTTCTATCGTTAATGTCAAATTTTGACCAATCTTCTAATGTTCTTGTAAAAGGCATAGTACCCATATCTCCTCCATCTCTATAGTCTCCTGTAAAATCTATTCCAACATATTTCTCTATATAAGATTCAATAGCAGATGCGTGAGATTGTTTTACATCCTCAGAAGAGTTTGGTATTCCTCCAAGTTCACGTTCTGTTTTTGTTAATTTATTATATTGCTTATCAGGTCTATTTAAACAATATTGTCTATACCCTCTGTTTTTGAAATGATATAATAATCTTGGCTTATTGTTCTCAATTAAAATTGGCATACCATAAAATACACAAGCCATTAATACTTCTTCAAAAAATATCTCTGCAGTCTGTGGCCTTGCGATATATTCTAAGAAAAATTCATTTGAAGGAGCATCATCTAAATTGAATTTAGTAAGTCCGTGTAAAGAACCATTTGACCCTCTTCCTCCAACTACAGCTGATATGTCATAACTATCGCATCCAAAGGAACCAATATGTTCGTTTCCGGGACACTTCATACCATTTCTTAAATGAACATTATTCTGAAGATGTTTTGCAGGAGTCCAACTAACTTTAAACCTGCCTCTTGAATCAGGAGTGAATATAACTTTAGTGTCTTTAATTCCATCTTTCCAATGAAGAGAACCACGAGTGATATAGTGTTCTTTTATTAAACTGTCGTTATAGTCAATCTGTTGATATATTTTTGTAAGGTTAAACAAAGACTGTTTACTTTCATCTCTAAATGCGTGAGACTCTGTTCTTGGAAACTGTCTATAGTATTCATTTAATGCATCAGAGTCATTTTTTAAAGAGTCAACCTCATTTTGCCAATAATCAATTGCTCCCATACTAATAATACCTCCGTCTACTCCGGTAATAGGAACATCAGGAGTTCTAAATACAGGCATACCATATTTATCTATAAATCCCTCCATATTCCATTCCATAGGAATAAACAAAGCATATAAACCACTCTTTGTTTGTCCATTTGCATTACGGTGACTTACATCTGAATCTTCAAACATATCTTTGTAATTCTGACCTCCTTTTGACAATGCATTTGAGGTAGACCCCATCATACATTTACCAATGATTTTAGAACCTAATCTTAAACAAGTTTTTGTTACTCGCCAATTTTCTTTGATATTATTTGGCTTGGTCCATTTTCCACTATTTAAACTTAAAGTGAAATCTTCTAATATTAATTTTCTTTCATTATCATTTCTTCCATCTACTTGTATTCCTATATAATCTCCTTTATCTAAATATTCTACAGAGACTTTATTTCTTCTCCCTCTTGTTTTAGGAATATAATCTTCAAAAGATTTCTTTTTGGTAATAATTGGTATTTTAGCAAGGTTTCCTGATAAAGAAACAGAATATGATTTTGTTCCAAAATTAGTATTAGCTTCTTGAATATTACTGCAACTAATACCACAAGATAGAGCTATAAATCTTATAGATTCTACTATCTGTTTTTTACTTAATTTTATTTCTATAATATTTTTCTTTTTATCACTATGTCCATCAGAATCAATCAAGCCTGCTAACAATTGAAGTCTAGTATCTATTGATGATTTTAAATATTGCTCAGGAATATGTTTATTGTCATATACTCCTATATCTCTTAATGATTGATTAATTCCTTTAAATGCAAATTCAACAATTTTAGGACTATCTGATTTTTTTAATTCAAAAGGAATGTTTTTCATTTCTGCAATCATACCTAAATAATGTAAAAGCTCAGGTTCTTCCTCTTTGTTTACTAATATTGTAAATGCTTGTTTTCTTCCATCTCCAATCCAAAGTCCTAATAAATAAGGAGGTATTCCATTAAAAATATCTTCTGATTCAATTCCTTTAGATACAATTCTTGTTAAATGTTGCTTAATAAAAGAAGACTTACCTAAATACTCTTCAGGAGTCATTATAACCTCTTCGTGTCTTTTACTATTGTTTCTTGGATTAAAAATATATCTATTAAATACTAACCTATGATTTTTTGTAACTATATAATCTTTTCCATATGGTTGTTTTACTAAATACCTATCAGTTTCTCCTGATGTTTTTTTAGTTACCGTTTTTATTTTACCACCTTCAATAATAACTTTATCTCCTACATTAATATCTTTAATCTCTTTAAATGTCCAATCTTCAGTAAGTATTAATGTATTAGGAGCATAACACTCATCGTGAGCTAAGAATAATAATTTTTCCCCATCATAAGAGTTATCTTCTGTGTTCTTCCAATCCACTGATGTATCTAATCCTTCTATGATTTCACTTTCGACATCATACATATTCTTCTTTGTAATTTTAGATGCCGGTACACGGAAAGCTAATTCAGTCTTTGGCTTATCCATACCATCCATAATAGGCTTAAAGAAAAATGGAAGTCTACTGTTTATTGGAACAACTTTGTCAGTAAACATTTTTTTTGCATCAGCTCCTGTCTTAGATAGTATACCTATACGGGCATCACGAGCAAGAGTTCCTATATTAATACATTCAGATGATGACATAAAAGAGAATCCTGAACGTCTAATTTTTAAATATATCATACCAAAACTTCTTGAGTCAGCCTTACAAGCCTCCCAAAAAATCCAATATATTCTATTTGCTTCACGAAAGTCAGGATAACCAACATCAATACTTGCCCATTGAAGATACATATAATGAGAACCTGTTATATAGGTGTTGATTCCTTTATTCATAAACCATACACCGTTCTCTCTTCTATCAAACTCTTCTTCAATATAGTCAACCCATCTGTTTTTAAAATCAGATGGCATTTCATTCCATTGAAATATTGATTGTATTCTTGAAAGTTGTTTTGGAAGAGGTTCTCTTTGCCAATGTTGTTCAGATTTTGTAGGACTTCTTTTAATACATTCTTTTGGAGTAGGAGGAAGTGCGATATAAAGACCTGCTACATTTACAACATCTCCTATTTGCCCTGTTTTAGATATTATAATAACATCATATTTATCATCGTAGCCATATACCCAAGACTTATTTCCATTCTTTTTAGTAATAGAATGGGCAGGTATGTAATCCTTGACTACAGTATATAAATTATCTAGACCTTCTTTCTGCAAATCCTTGTTTTGTATCAGTTTTATTTCCTCCTTTTTCAGCAATATCTAAACTTTCTTTTTCAGATTCTATTCTACTAAGAATCTCAAAAGCATCAAATATAGCTAATTTTTTTGTAGCAGCAGCGTTTTTTAATTTATCAGCAGATAAGTCATCTCCTTCCATATCAGGATTTAAGATAGATTCTTCAGCTACTTTTATAAGTTCTAATACTGCTTTATGTCCGGCAGCAATAATCTTTAATTTTGTTTCTTTAGCTGTCATATATTTATCTATAAAACATTACATATACCATTCTACCTTCTTTCCAACCGGTGTTTGGGTATTTACTATGGAAGTAATTAGATGGATACATAAGAGCACGATTTGGTCTATATCCTACTACAGAATGTAAATCCCAACTATCTAAGTCGTTTGCTTCTTCTAAAAGAAACCTATTAGCCTCTTCATTTGAAACATCTAAAGGCATCTCGT